GTTTTGTTTGTTCTGAAAAAGAACCGGCTGCCGAACCTTTTGAGCCGACAGCCGGCCTTCACCATGAGAACTATGTCGAAAGAAGGAAAACCAGCATAGTTTAGTCGCCAATCACGTTAGAGCTGACAGGCTCGATGAGCTTGATGAGCTTGAAGGCCTGTGGTGTGCCGTTGCCACCGTTCACTTTGCCAGAGAGCTCAACGAGTGAGTAGTCAACTGACATGCCCAAGCCAATCACATTACGATCAAAGTTTTCTTGACTTGTTCCGTCAACATTGAAAGCAATGCCATCAGCATAGACCTGCTCGTTCAGGTAGCCGAAGTGACCGATACCGATGTAACGGTAGGTAGCGTCCTTGGTGGCCACGCCGTTGCTGGCAATAGCGTAGTCGATGTAAGGAGATACCTTGTAGCGGTAGCCTACGCACTGACCGTCCTGGATGACGGTGCGCTCGCCCACGCTGTTAGGAATCAGCTTGGTGAACTTCAGGTCAACCTCAGTGGTCTTGTCCATGATGATTTCTGGGTCGCCCTCGAAACCGAGGTCGTACATCTTGGCAATCTCCTTGGCGAGGTTCTTACCGATGTTGTCGTCGAGCGTCAGCTCAACAACCTCCACCTGTGCGAACGGGCTCTGGAGCTTGTCGTACTCACCGTGGGCATAGACGTGCAGGGCACGGAACATAGCCCAACCCTTCTGGAACTTGTAGGTCAAGAAGGCGATGATGTCGAATGCGGCCTGAGCGACAGCACGACGGCTGACTGGAACCGATGCGGCAACACGCTGTGGAGCGGTCTTGATGTTGGCGAAGTCGAGAGACTGCTCAGCCACCTTCGATACCTCACCCTCGACGGTGAACTTCACGTCGTTGATGCTGTAGGGGATGACCTGAGTCCCAGTCACACCAGTCAACATCTTCAGGTCGTCGGGCAGTTCAATGCCTGCAACCTTGGTGTCGATGATAGGCTGAATCTCGACGGGAATCAAACCACCAGCTTCGAGGTTGGCGTAGTTGTTCTGGTCGCCGCCGCTGGTGATAGCGTTGGCGAGGATGGTGGTGGCGTTGGCTGCACGCTTGTTGGTGTAGCAGTCGTTGATCATCTCGCGCAGCTTGGCACCTACGTCCTCACGCTCGCGGATGTTCTCCAGCTCCTTGCCGCTTGCCATAGCCTTTGCACGGGCTGACAGACCTGCTGACTCACGAACCAGTGCATCGTACTCCATATCCTGGGCACGCTGCTCAGCCATCAGCTTCTCACGCTCTTCCTTCTGCTCATCAGAAGTCATGGTGCGAATTTGAGCCTCACGCACGTTGGTCTTCTCGTCCATCTCATCCATCTTGGCCATGATTTCGGCCTGACGCTTCTGGATGTCTGATTTTGTCATTTTTGCCATGATCAAAAACTTTTATTGGTTAATAACTAAGTGATTCGAGTATATCGTCGTTCAGCATGCGGGCCTTGGCACGCATCATCATCGCACGGCTTTCGCGGAATCGCTGCGCCTGTTCTTCCAGTTCGCGCTCTTCCTCTTCGGCTTTCTTCTTGGCTTCTTCCTCTTCCTTGGCTTTCGCCTCGGCAGCGGCCTTTTCCTCAGCCTCCTTCTTCTCACGGGCTGCTTTCTCCTCGTCGGTCTCACCGCCACAAGCGCGAAGGTGCTTATCAAGGAACTCGTCAACCTCGCGGGCCTCGATGGTGGTCTGCTCGTAGGCAGGGTGTCCGGCAATGGTCACATCGTACAGTCCTGTGACCTTCTTCACGTGGCGCAGCCATACCTCTTTGCCGTCGGCTGTCTGCTCTGCTGTGCGCTCGTAGCTCACGCCGTTCTCGTTGTCCTCCTCGTCGGCGGTGAAGGCGAACGACATACCCGTGATGTCGCCACGCTCGATGGCACTCAGCAGTTCGTCGGCTGTTGCAGTCTCGGCCAGTGTGCAGCGGATTTTCAGACCGCGCTGGTCGATTTCAAGAGAGAGCGTGCCTTTGCCCTGACGCCAACGACCCAGTATCATCTGGTTGTTGTGGAAGGCGGTCAGCACTACGTCTGAGCGATTGAGCAAGTCTGCCGTAAGACAGCCAGGCTCCATGATTTCGTAAACCTCGCGGGTGGATGACCACGGAGTGAGGTTCACAGAGCGAACACCGAACAGCATGGCATAGCCTTCTACGGTGCGGCTCTTCTCACCTTCGGCAGCCTCGCGAACGTGCAGCTCGCTGACCTGAAGGTCGATCTGTCTTTTGAGTTTCTTATCCATATCTTTTTCTGTAAAAAATTGGTTCTACTTAACAGCCGAAACCGCGTTGTGGGTTTACTGCGTGACGGACGCGCCGCTCGCGCTTCTTCTGCTGCTGATGAATCTCTCTTTCGAGGGCTTCGATTTCCTCTTTTGTCGGGTTTGGTGTCATATTCATTGTCTTTTGCCGTTTTTAATTTGGCTTTTGCCATTTTCAAAATGGCTTTTGCCGATTTATTTTTGGCACGTGCCAGTTTTCGGTCGTCACGTGGCAGATTTTATTTGCCACGTCGCAGTTTCGAGATTGTCACGTGACGATGTTTTCCTCACTTCTCGCCATCGCCCTCCTTGGCGGGTTCTGCCACGGTGTAATTTCCCGGCTTCAGCGTGGTCGCTGCCTCGCTCTTCGCAATCAGCGCGTCGAGCGTCATGAGGTTGGCACTTGCCATTGGCGTGTCGCCATTCTCCACGGCTGGCATGTCGTGCTCCTGGCGTATCTCGTTCGGGGTCTTCGTGCCGTTCTGCAACAGCAACTGATCCACCTTCGCCTGCCTTTCGGGGTCCATCGCCAGCAGCGGCTTCTCGCAGATGTGGATGCGGCGAACACCGTAGTCCTTGAAGCCTATCAGCTTGCGGGCAATCTCTTTCTCATTGCCCGTCTTCTGCGGCAGGATGGTTCGCGTGTGGAACTCCATCGTGGCGTTCTGATAGTCGTTGTAGTGCGAGTTGGTGTCGAGCATCAGCAAGGGTCGCGGCACACCGAAGAATCGGCTCACGTCGTCGTTGGTGGCTCCCATCTGCTCGAACATCTGCATCTCGACCGCCGACATTGATATGTTCTGTACCTTATCGAGTCCACGGATGGCGAGGATGTCGTGACCTGAGTACATCTTCTTCTGAAGTTCCTCGGCGTAGGAGTCCATCGTTTCCTTGTTGAACATGCCAAAGGCCAAAGTACCCTGGCCGCTGGCGGGCTTCTCCTCACCGATGATGAGCTTCACGCGGCCACCCTTTGCAGCCGTTTCCAGTGCTTGTTGTCGAAGGGTGCGGTTCAGACTCAGCGTCTCGATGGCGTACTGGAGCGTCGGGATGCCCCATATGCCGTTCTGGTAGCGGAAGGTGTTGGCAAAGTGCAGCACGTCCTCGTGGGGAACATTTGTCAGCGTCTCGTAACCGTGGTCGGTCAAATACACGATACTCGCATACGTGCCGGTCTCGACATTGTAACCACCAGTCCTTACCAGCCACAACCGCGCAGGGAATCCGAACTCGTCGCGTTCTACATACACGAAAGCGTTGCCGTAGAACAGGCGGTTAATCTCCACCAGCCGCCACATGTCGGCAGCACTCATGATGGGGTTCGGCTCCTCCTGCAACAGATAGTTGATGCGCCTGCCCAGGCCGCGCATGTCGGTTGTAAAGTTGCCACCCTCAAAGTCGCGTTTCTGATATTGCACGGGCATGACGCTCATGGTGTCAGCTCGCAAGTTGACGGCACGGTACACTGCACCCACCACCAACGCCTGTTCGGGGCCACGGACATAGGCGATGCGCTCCTGGTAGTCGCCGCCCGTCACCTTCGGCTGATTGCTCGCCGCATTCGGGTCGGTCGTCACGGGAACACCTGGAGTCGGTGCCGCCTCGCGTGTCTGCCTGAATCGGAATAAATTTGCAAAAATATTATCCATATCTATTTGCCTTTTCTATTCGTGCGTTTCGTTGTTTTGGGTTTACTCGGCTTTCTCTCGTCCGGCTTTTTAACGCCCAATATTTCCTCTTTCTCCGGCGTGCGCTCGTTGAACCTGAAGAAATGATTGACAGCATTCTGCTCTTTCTCGATGATACGCTCATCGTGAATGGCTGGCCAACTACGGCTCACCTTCTGCGCAAACTCCTCGGCGGTCTTCGTGAAGTGGTGGTCTATCCAAGCCACCTCGCGGCTACCCGTGCCCACGCTGCACTGCGGAGCCTTGCCGCCGTCAGGATTCACCACCTCCAAGGCTGGACGGTGTGGCATGTGTGGGTCTCGGTCAAACGATAGCCCTTCAATGCCGCTGCGCACAAACGACTTTACGAACTGCGTCTCAGGCTTCAGGTCTTCAGCTGGCTGTGTGAATCGCTCTTGCACGGGGCGCGGGTCGTAGTGCACCAGTCCGTTGTCGGTCATCATGCGCCATGAGAAGGCCACCACGTCAGCCTCTGTCGTATTCAGCACGTCAGGCAGTGGCATTTCACTTTGCACAAACTCGTCGATGTCAATGAATCCCATCCAGGCGAACTCGCTGCCGTGCTCGCGGTAGCACTCGTCGTAAGCCTCGCACTGAGTATTGCCGTCGCGGTCGCGCCAGTCGATAATCACCACTTGCGGATCGTCGCCAATCACGTCACACGGATTCTCGTCGTTGCCGTGGCCGTTGTCGTAGATGAAGAACTTCTCCACGCCCAAGCCCTTGTGCCACTCTATCCACTCGCGCAGGTACTTGTTCTCGTTGCGCACGATGGCACAGACGGCCACGCGCTTGGCCTGTGAGTCAAACCATAAGTCCTGGCGCTGCATCAGCCACGCGGCCTGCGCCTTCTTGTCGTTGTTCTGCCACGATCCTGAGCCGTAGTGCTCCACAAACAGGCGGATGTCTACGTGTCGGCCTATAAGTCGCGGGCGCTTGGCCAGAATGTCGGCCAACAGCACAGCGCCGGTGTCGTACCAGTTATTGATGTTCTGTCTGCCACCTGGCAGCAGTCCATAGGTGCGCTCATGGTCGAAATATTTGGCACCCTCGCGCTGAAGCATCGGCACGTTCATCCAGCACAACATTGGCAGCATGCGCCCGATGCCATAGGGATTGTGCGGCTGGTGCTGCTGGCAATAGCCCACCACACTCTGAGTCTCGTCAAAGAACTCTTCTATCGGTCGCTTCAGCAAGATGTCGCTCTCCATCAGCACAAAGCCATCTGGTATCAGCTCCCACAGCTTCTGCACCGTCATCATGTGCTTGGCGCTTCCGAACTCGCAACCCTTGGCGCAGCCTATCGAGCGGTCGCGCTCAGGGTATCGCTCCAACTCTCGGTCGAAGTCGATGATCTGCCCCTTGGTGTTGTCTACTACCTCCACGCCTCGCATGGGTCGAGCAAACGGCTCGCGGTCGCTGTTGTCGAACACCACCACACGATAGCTTTCGCCGCCGTGCTTGCGCAGGCTCAATATCGCAGCCTCCGTCAGCTCCGGGGTGTTGAAATGAATGATTGCTACTGTCTTCTTCTTCATAGTTTTCTCTATTTAGTGATTATCTCTGTTGCAGTTATCTGGATAGTATCGGCTCGACGATCGGCATGCAAGCTCTGAATCTGATACGTCACGCCCTCGCACTCCAGGCGACTCTCGCGGGTCACTATGTTGTTCCATCGCATGCGAAACATCACCGTGTCCTGAGCGTCAAGTGCACCCTCGTTCAGTGCCTTCTGTCCTTTCTTCCACGTCAGGTCGGCATGCACGCATGCCACTTGCTCGTAGCTTGTCTTCTCGCCGAACTTCTTATCTGTGGCCGCCTTCTTGTTCAGTATGGCCACCATGTAATTGAGTATGTCTGTCGAATATCCCATAATCTATCCGTTTTCTCATCGCGGCGATTATGGCGTGGGGTTTACCGATTGGCACAAAAAAAAAGCGGGAACGACTCTCTGGTGAGTCGCTCCCGCGTGTGGGGGTGTTTTTAGATTTAGTTGATTTCTTCAGCCTCGCAGAACTCAATCTCTGGTGGCAGTGGCACGGCTTCTGGTATTATTATCTCCCTGTCGCGTGGGAATGCTTTGCGCAGGTCGGCCTCGATGGTAGCGGTTGATAGTTGGATATATTTCTGCGTGGTGGTGATACGAGCGTGGCCTACTACCTTTTGGATGACATACACGTTAACGCCGAAGTCGGCCAACCCCGTGATGCACGAGCGGCGGGCAGTGTGCACGGTGATGCGCTGCGATCCTCCGATATGGCATATCTCGAATAGGTCGTGGATGGCGCGGTTGATTGTGGTATTACATTTGAATGGATGCACAAGGTCTTCCACCTGTTTGTATCGACCGAGTATCTCCATCGCACGACCATAGAAGATGATGGTGAGTGGTATCTGCACCAACTTGCCCGTCTTCGATGTCTGAATCGTCAGCCACTTTTCTTCGCCCACCTTCCTAATGTGTGCCGAGGTCAGGCGTATCATGTCGCCGTAGCGCAGACCAGTGTAACACGACAGCAAGAAGAAGTCGCGAGCCTTGGCCAGCTTCTTGTCATCGAATCGGTAGTGCAGCAGATCCTCCATCTCGGCAAATCGGAGCACATCAGTGCGATAGCGCAGCTCGGGAATCTCGTAGATTCGGAATGGTGTCTGCCACGGCTTCAGCAGGTCGCGCTTTATTGCCTCGTTGAATAGCATGCGCAGCACCTTCAGTCGCCCCCATACCGTTGAGTCGGAGTTGCCACGGGCATACATCCATTGCTCGTACTTCTTAATCCATTGCAGGTCCATGTCGTCCATCGTGATGCCTGGCGAGAACTCACACACATTGCGCACCACGTCACGGTAGGATCGCTTTGTCACCTCCTTGCGGTTGGATGAGTACTTCAGCACGTTCTCGGCAAACTGCTCCAGGGGCACCGAGGTGCTTAGAGCTTCGACGTACATCGAATAGAGTCGCTGCACGGTCATGTTGATGTCGCGCTTGAAGGCTTCGATCTCCGTGGATTGGATGTCAAGGATGATTTGATTCAGCATGGCGTTCAGGCCGTCATACTGAGGATGCAGGGAATTGATATAACCGTCGGAGAATTGACGGGACTCGCAGAAGATGTTGGTGGGGATGTCAACCGACTTGCGGCCCTGAGAGGCGCGTACCACAATCATGCCGTCACCAGTACGGCTCCACTTCTTTGACGGGTTGAAAACCACGTCGTAAACAATTTTTTGTAACATAAGCTATCATTTTAAAAGAACGAGCTATCAAATTTTAAAAGACGGAAGGGCTGATAGCTTACCTTTTCGCTCGGCTCATGACTTCCGGCTATCCGTCGGTGGCAAATATACGACAAAACCGCCCAAGTTGTTCTCCCGTGGGCGGTTTTTTATAAGTTTTTAATATTTTTATGTCCAAAATCCCCATATTTCCGAATCTTTCAGCCATTCTTGCATCACTTCTGGGCGGCCAGTTATTATTCAAAGATCATCTCGCATCTACGGCTGAAGGTTGGAAAAGCGACTTGTTATCATGGTATCAGGCACATGCTGGAGGATTGTTTAGTTTAACAATTTCT